ATAAAATGTTAATTGTTGATAACAATAGAAGTGAAAAAGAACTAGTAACAATAACACTTAACACAGCTTCAAAATATATACGAACTAAATTGAGAACTAAACCAGAAAATGGTACAGCAATGGCGTGGATAAAAAAAGAACTAGATGCAAAAAGAAATATATGAGTAAAGGAGATGAAATGAAAGTATCAAGTGAAACAGCGATAAGTATGCCAATGAAAAATTTGCTAGCTATAGTAGCAACTGTTGCTGTAGGAGTATGGGCTTACTTTGGTGTGATCGAAAGATTAAATCGTATCGAAACAAATGAAGAACTGATTAGAAAAGATTTAACTCAAGCAAGTGAGAGAATTGAAGCTGATTTAGAAAAGAATACAGAATTTAGAATCAAATGGCCAAGGGGAGAAATGGGATCTCCACCTGCTGATTCCGAACAGTATATGCTTATTGAACATATGTCCGGACAAATGGATAAAATTACCATTCGTTTAGAAAAAATGATGAACAACGGAGTAAACATCATAAGATTACAAGAAGATGTTAAGGCCATGAGAGATGATATTGAGAAGTTGAAAGACAGTAATCGTAGTATAATTTATGAAAATGGTAACACTCATAAAAAAAAGGAATAAAATGAAGAAAATAATAACAACACTTTTTATATTATTGTTTGTGAATATTGCTATTGCTTTAGAATACAAGCCGGGTAAGGCGCATCCAAATAAAGAGGGTGTTGTTGGTCTATTGTTAATACTAAACGGTACAATAATTGAACACGTTTTTAAACCAAACATATCAACTTGTCTTAAATCTAAAAGAGTAGCACAAAGACAAATGGATTCAAATGGTAAAAGCGAGAGAGTACAATTTGCTTGTAAGATATTAGTAGCAGATTTAGAAGAAGATTCACAGACAAAATATGGATTAAGAATAACTAAAATAATATCAGGAGGAAACTAATGAACAAGTTAGAAAAGTATATAATTATATGTATGTTTTTTACCATACTTTTTGTAGGTTTAAACGTAAAAGCAGAAACACAAGAAGCACTAGATGTTGCTGAGAAGAAAGGCCTTATAGATTTAACTCCATCTGAACCAGAAATAGGCATTGTATTTGCAGTTTGTATATTTGAAAATGAAGATGGTACAAGGAAATTAGTAGATCATAGAGAAGCTATTAATATGAGTCACTGCTTGAAAGAGAAAAGAAAAGCGGAAAAGAAATATAAACAAATGAAGATAGACGGACTAACCGTTGGTTCATTTATATTTGCTTGTGATAAAGTAAAAGCAGAGATAGAGGTATTAGAGAATGGTGATTGGCGTATTGTAAAGATATTAGGTAAATATCACGAAGCATATAAAAAGAAGAAGATTTACGAGTAATATATGAAATTTAAAGATTACGTATTAGAAAGTATTATCGATATACCAAGACTTACTTATGCACCTGGTGTATTTGATAATGCTAATACGTCTAATCCAAAAATTAAAGCTAGTGTTAAGAAATTAATTAACAATCAGATTAAAGAATTTGAACAAGACTATCCTATATTGAAAATATCTTTAATTGGTTCTATTCTAACAAAGAGATATAGAAATGACGCAGACTTGGACATCAATGTATTGTTTGATGTACCAAAAGAAAAACAAGAAGATGAAAGAGTAGCACTTTCACAAAAGTATTTGTCTTCTAAAAATCCCGACAATATTCAAGGTAAAGAAATTCCAGGAACTAAACACCCTATTAATTTTTACTTTCTTACAGATCAGGAAACATATGACGATCAAAATAAAAAAGCTGATGCTGTGTTTGATATAGAAAAAGATAAGTTTGTTAAACGACCAGATGATTTTGTTTTTAATACAGACTTATATGTAAAAGAGTTTGGAAGAAAAGTACAAGAATTAGACGTAATTAAAGGTGAACTAAAAAGAGATATAATTGACTATGATGAATTACAAGAATTAAAACCAAATGATATTTTAAATTTACAAGATAAGATTAATGATAAGTTAGAAGAAATAGAAGATGGTATAAAGGACATTATCAAAGTTGGTGATACAGCTAATACTGAAAGAAGATCAGCTTTTGATACCGATATGTCACCAGATGAGATAAGAACTTATGGTGTTAAAAATAGACTACCTAAAAATGTAATCTATAAGATGTTAGAAAAATATCACTATTTAAAATTCTATAAAAAATGTAAACAAATTTTAGATGATGGTAAAGTGACAGATGCTGAAATAAATAGTTTAAAAGAAGTCAGATCAGGCAAAACGATGGCGTTCACATTTGGTCGTTTTAATCCACCAACAATTGGACACGAGAAGTTAATTAAAAAGGTTGCTAGTCAATCAGCAAATGATTATAGAATATTTTTAAGCAGATCACAAGATAGTAAAAAGAATCCTTTAGATCCAAATACTAAATTGAGATTTATGAAAGATATATTTAAACAATATAGTAACAAAATAGAATTAAATTCTACCAACATGGTTTTAGATTTAGCAACTATGATCTATAAAAAAGATTATGAAAATATTACAATGGTAGTTGGTAGCGATAGAGTGAATGAATTTTCAACGATGCTTAAAAAGTATAATGGTATCAAAAGTAGACATGGTTATTATTTTTTTGGTGATATAAATGTAGTGTCAGCTGGAAAAAGAGATCCTGACGCTGAAGGAGCAACAGGTATGTCAGCAAGTAAAATGAGAAAAGCTGCAGCAGCTGGAAACTTTGAATTATTTAAAAAAGGATTGCCACCAACATACAGAAGTATACCTAATATTGAAAGATTGATGAAGTCAGTTAGACAAGGTATGAATTTGACTTTGGAATCAAGAGAACCTGTAGCAAGTATGGCAGAATTTGAACAACAACAAATTAGAGATTTATATGTTAGAGAAGTAATATTTAACATAGGAGATAAAGTAAATTACACAAAAGAAGATTTACAAGGAATAGTAAAAAGAAGAGGAACAAATTATATTGTTTTAGAAGACAATAGTAATAGCTTACATAAGGCTTGGATATGGGATTGTATTCCAATATCATCTAACAAAGAAGCTGCTGTAAGAGAATACAATTTAGATGTAGATTACGGGTTTAAAGCTGTATCTAGTATCGAAGAAGTAACAATTAAAGTGACACCTACACAGGATAAAGTCATAAGTAAAAAAACTAAACGATTTAGTGAATTTAAGAAAGATTTAAATATGAATAAAGATAAAAAAGAATCTTATGAAATTGGACATGATTATGCCAAACATACGATCTCATTAACTCCAGGGCAAGATGGATACGATCCAAACTACAAAGGTGACAAATATGTCCCTAGTAAACCTGAAGATAACAAGAAACAAGTGGTTACAAGACCTATGACGACTGATATAGGCAAAAAAGATATTGAAAAATGGGCAATGTCGGATTCTACAATTGATAAATATAGAGATAGATATAGAGAAGAATGGCGTTCTAAACTAGACGAAGTAGTAACTAGAATGTTATCAAAATTAGAGTTGAATGATGAAAACGTTTAAAGAGTACGAAAATATTGACAAACTTTGTGAAAGTTACTCGTTTGAGCATGAAGCAGAGTCGTTACAAGAATCTGAATATCAGGGTAAAAAAGTTACACTAAATGACCCTACTAGATCAAGTGACGGTAAAAAGAAATTTTATGTGTACGTTAAAAATGAAAAAGGTAATACTGTTAAAGTAGGATTTGGTGATCCTAACATGGAAATAAAAAGAGATAGTGATAGTAATAGAAAAAGTTTTCGTGCAAGACATAATTGTGAAAACCCAGGACCAAAATGGAAAGCCAGATATTGGTCTTGTTATCAATGGCGATCAAGTGCAAAGGTAGATAGTTAATGAGTAAAACACTAAAAGAGTTAAGAACACAATTACAAGAAGCGACAGCTTCTAAAACAAATTTACAGTACATTAGAGCTAAAACTGCTAAAAACGATCACTTTGAAACTAGAAGATATATCGCTGCTGAAATTTTAAGAGATAAAAAATTAGCAGATACTTATTCGGCATTAGAAGTAGTACATGACAACTATGCTTCTGTTGTAGGCAATGACGCTATCGCATTAAGACAAAAACTTGAAAGAGAGTTACAAAAACAATTAAAACAAAAAGTTTCCAATTGGGACGAAGTATGGAGCGACCTATAATGAGTAGATATAGAAAAACAATGACTGAAGCTTTAAATGAAGTCAATAATAGACATAATATAGAAGAAAATATTTCTGTTAAAAAATATAAAAATGCTGTAACTCCAGACAAAGATGGATTACAAATTTCAAAAAGTGGTGGTATGTCAGGTTCAATTTTTATTAAAAACAAAAAAGAATTAAAAGACTTATTAGATAAACTTAATAAAAACTCATCTAATTTAAAAGAAGAAATTGTTTTACAAGAAGTTGATTTAAAAGAATTTGAAGAAGTTGAGTTAAACGAATTTACTGTAGATCAAATTAGTAAGTTAGCAAAATCGTATGCTGATCTTGCTGGTAAAACAATGTCAATGGCCAATGTAAATAAATTAAGAAAAATATTCGATAAAATACCTGACAGTTCTTTAAATGATTTAAGAAAGAAAAAAATACCTTTTATATCAGGTCTTGCGTTATCACGTATGATACAAAAGAAAATGCCAGTTACTGAAGATATGTCCCAAGGATTTGTTGTAAAATTTACATCTAAAAAAGATGGTAAAATTGGTTCGGCTTGGTACAAAGCTGAAAAAGATGCAAAAGAGTTTTTATCAAAATTAAAATCAGACGGCGGTAATGGTGTTATATCTAAAAATGATGGAAAGTATTTTGATGAAACTACAGACGAAGTATTAATAGGTGAAAATAATTCCATGAAGTACACTTGGAAAGATATTAATATTGCGTTGTCAAATACAGGTTTTAGTCCAGGAATGATTTTAAAAGTTATCTCTGCACTTAGAGGTAAACATATTAAAGAAGAAACACTTATAGAATTTACAGATAAACAAATTACAATGGCAAAAGGTATTGCTTTTGATAAGAGATATAAAGATGGTAACATGACTAAAGCAGTTGAGATGATTAATAAGATTGCTAAAGGATTATCAGACAACTCGGAAGTTGCAAATGCGTTACGACAAGCAAATGAAGAAGTTATGAGTGACAAAGATAAAGAAACAAAAAAAGAAGGCGGACCACCAGTAGATGGTGGACCTGGATCAGGCGCACATAACAAAGATGGAACATCAAAATCAGGTGATAAAAAAACATCATCAAGTGGTTCCAAAAGTGATTTAAGAAAAGCTTTAAATAAAGTTATGGAACCAGGACCAGATTATGATCCTACTGAGTATAGTGCAATTAAAGGTATGGCTAAAAGAACTGGTGATACTACTACTGTAAATCTTATAACTAAAATGAATAAAGCTCATGCGGATATTGACGATACTGAAGTAGAAAAAAATTATAAAGCTTTGAAAAAACATCTAGGAGAAGAAGTTAAAGAAGTACACTCATCTTTACAAGAAGTATCAGATAATCTTAAACTAGCAGTACTAAAAAGAAAAATTAAACAATACAAAGACAGAGTATTTAAGAAAACTATGTCAACTATCAAGTCACCTTTATTTGCCAATAAAGATAAAGATTTAGAAGAATCATTTGCTCTTTATGCTATTACATCTTTTCCAGATAGAGGAGCACCTGGAGGACAAAGAAAAAAAGGTGATAAAGTTAGTGGTCCAATGACATACACTCAAGCAGTTTCAAAAGCAAAAAGCATGAATGTAGGATCAAGTGTTGGTGGTACAAAAAGAGTTGAAGTAAAACCACTTAAAGAAGCAGACTTATCTAAATCACAAATTACAAAAGTACATAAACAAGCTGATGATCTACCTAAGAAAGACTTTATGAAAAGATATGGTAAAGATGGTGACGCTGTTCGTTATGCAACAGCAACTAATATGGTCAAGAAGAAGTTAGGTATCGG